TTTTATACTATTAACCCTATGTTATAATAGGCTTGTCAGGGATTACCCTAATACGGTAGCCCTCTTAAAGCTTACATAGAGTGAAAGAATGTAGATACATCATCACTCTTTAATATACTTTTTTCCTCGTCTTACGGCTCTATCCAGATTACTGTATATTCTATTACATTCCCCTTTACAATATTTCATCCTACGATGTGGCATCTGTTGAAAACACATACGACATTTTGGAAAGTCTATACTGTGATTTTTGTGAAATATCTTTAACATTGTAGTCCTATGATTCATCTTACAATCCTTACAATATACTGCTCTCCTGGTTGTTATCTCGTCACAATCACAACAAGTATTGATATCTTGTCTTCTACAATTAGCACATCTAATTTTATTTCCAAAAGGTATATTATCACAATTAAAATTAGCACAAGTCATAAGGTATATTATCTATAATATTATAAAAGTGTTTGTGCGTATATTACATTTGTTTAGTATGGCAGGAGTTGCTGAGATCATGTGTAAGTATGGAGCAGGCGATAAGGTGTTACAGTTAGAACAGTTTGACACAATGGGCTTTCATGAGTATTATGGCGTTACTGAACTTTTCAAAGATCTTCAAAGTCTGATTAAGAGAGCCGAGTATATCCAGACAAATTATGATAAGATAGTAATACATGATTATTCAGAATTTAAGTTAAACTTTCCAAAGTCAAAGGTAGTATTAGTATTTCATGGCTCAAAGTTAAGAGGGTTAAATGAGAAAGAACTGGAGACAGTAAAGGAATATCCATGCTATGTAACTACTTCTGATCTCTTTGATATATTACCATTTGCTAAACACTTACCTGCTCCAGTAGATAGTGATTTATTTAAGAAAGATGTTGAAGGGTATGGATGGATAGCAATCAACAGGCCATACCAAAGAGACTTGATAGAAAAACGAATTAAAGATAGATATCCTGATGTGCAATACTATGAACGTAATGCTAGCAGTATTATAAGATATGAGGATATGCCAGATTTTCTATCACAGTATAAACATTATGTTGATTGGAAGTTCACAACTGATACAATACCTTTATCATTACCAGATCCATCTTGCACAGGAATCCAGGCTTTAGCATTAGGGTTGACAGTACATGATAAGGATGGTGGTACTTTGTCTACAAATTTACTTCTCATTCATGATGCGAAGCGAATAACTGAGAGGTTTATTAATGAAATTACTTGATTGGAGTAAACATGACTAGAACTCGTGGTCCTGATTTATCAAAAGAGTTTCATGATTACATCAGTACACAATGGATGTTCTTTGGTAGAAACGCATATCAGATAGCAGAGCAGATAAACAAAGATACTGTGTTAATGAGCAAGTATGGTAAATGTAGCCATGCAGGAGTACATTATCATATCAAACAGATTCAACAAGAAATGGAAAACACAATATCTGAAGATGCTATGGACACATACATTGGAGAGTTCATCAGAGCTAGACTAGGCTTTGAACAAGATGTCATAGCATTAGAAGAGATTATGGCTGATGAGAAAGCCAAAGGATTTGATGATATGGATAAGGAACTATATTTGAAATTTGCTAGAACCAGACATGAGATTAAACTTGACTCCTTTAAGATGTTACAAGATTCTGCTTTACCGTTACAAGTAAAGAAATTAAAAATGGAAAGAGCCAAACTAAGACCTGCTATACCAATGCCTGAGGTAGAGGATCATGGGGTTAGCAAGTAAAAACACACTACAGATTATAGGTAACGCTGCAACCAGAGATACACCTATTGTACCTCTAACTTTTTGGTGTAAAGACTCTACGTCTGAATCAGATCAATGTTGCTTTTGGCATTACATATTTCATCCTTATGGTGGACCTGAGAGAGATGGCATATACCATCCATGTTATGATTATGAACAGCAAATATTAGACAAGATGCAAATGGAACCATTAGAAGAGGATAGGACTAATCCTTGCAAGTGGTTTTCAGTTTACAAAGCAACTGGATTAGGACTTACAGAGTTTATTCTATTATGGATAGTATGGAAGTCATTGACAGATGTTTGGTGGAGTGGTAAGGAAGCCATAATTATTACTGGACCTAACGTTGACTTGGCACAGGATTTGATACTTCGAGCGAAAGGTTTTTTACAAAAGAAAGGACTTGGATATGTAGATCATGGAGCATATGAAGTAGATGTCAATGGAAGTAGAATCAAATGTTATCCGTCGAATAACATCCATTCAGCTAGAGGTAAACCAAAGATTAGTCTCTTTTTTGGAGATGAAGCAGCGTTCTTCAAACTCAGAGATGATTCAGTCGTTAGAACCGTGGGAGAGAGATATATTGGAAAATCAAATTCATGGGTTATATGGGTATCTACAGCAGGAGAAGAACCGAGTGGTTTTTTTTACGACATTATGCTCGAACCTAAAGAAGGACCAGAGAAGACAATATATGAAAGATTCCACTTCTATGTTGAGGCAGGTCTTAAGAGAGATCCGAAAACAAAAACATCAATATTCTCTCCCGAATACCTAAAAAAGGCTTCACAAGCTAGATCATATGAAAGAGAGTATCTTGGTGTATGGGGAAAGAACGTAGGGGATATATTCTCTCCAGAGGGAATAGAGTTATGTTGTGGAACTGAATATGAGTGGACTGTAGATGATGATACTAATGACAGAGTTATTGGAATAGATCCTGGATTCGGATCTTCTGAATTTGGAATATGTATCATGCAAAAACGTAAGGGAAAGAAATCAGTTATCTATGCTGATGCTTTTGAAAGGGCTAGTTACATTGATATTATTAACAAGGTTAGATTACTATCTGAAAAGTTTAGAACTAAGCGTATATTTGTGGATTCAGCATGGCCAGAGGGAATAAGAGATTTGAGGGATAAGTATTACATGAACGTACAAGGTATAGCATTTAATCAGTATGGAGAAAAGATGTTAAACTATGCAGCAAACAATGTAGACTTTCAGAATATTGAGATTCATCCGTCATTTAAGAAACTAAAACTACAGTTAATGACAATCAAGTTTAACAAGAAAGGTGGTACTGACAAGACCAAACAAAATCCATTTGATTTAGGAGATGCTTTTTTACTAGCACTATACTACTATAAGATGGGATCAGGTACTCTTGCTGGAGTTGGTTGAGCGTTTTAACCTTAATGTGTTTTCTAATTTATCTTTAACCTTTGAACCAAATCTAGGTAATTTTCTATCTTTCTTTTTTGGTTTGGGCTTACTAAAATCTGCAACAAATGCTTTATGATCTCCAACAGTAATAATAGGAGTAATACCTTTCATCAATGCAATATACAAAACAACATTAGGATCTGGGTTTTTCCTTAAAGAATCCATACATTGTTGATCAGAGTAGTAAGCAGGCCACGTACATATTTCATAGATATGATTATCTTGTAACTCATCTAACTGTTCGTTACGAATCATAGGGTATATTGGAGCAGGAGTATGTTCTGCTAACATATACTTTCTATAATATCATATTATATATAAACTATATGGTTTTATACCTAAAAATGGACCAAAAGACATGGGCTACAGGAGATTTTACAAATAGTGCTACATATGACTTATCAGGTACGGTATATGATGAGAATACATTAACAACAGCAAGAAACATCTCATCATTTACAGGAACATTACGATTAATAAACCAAGATGGAGATTCTGTATTTTCAACTACAGAGAATCTAACATTGGGAACAGATGGTACTATACTAATCAAGTTTGCAGAAGGAAAAACACCTGTATTACAAGGAATATTCAAAGTTAGATTAAGATTAGAAGTATCAGGTACTAGATTAACCTGTGTAGGTGTTAATGGCTCAGATGAAGTCTATTTTGAATACGATTAGTGACTTTTTACTTCCTATGTTTAGATTTATTGTTATTTGAGCATTGGCAGACATATTTACAATAAAAAAGACCATTTCTGGATCAAATACACCTGTTTTACCTAGAAATACTCCAATTAAGGAGAAATATGAGGGTTCAATCAGGGTATTAGAGGCATTTAATCAAAAAAGTGAGGTAAATCAGTCAGATTGGCAAGATGAACTGGCTCCAGACAGACCATTTGTTGAAACTATCAACGCAATCAACCAAGATCCTCGATTAAACTTATCAAATGAAACATATATTCAAATGGTATTAGGAAAAGGACTCAGAGTAACTGCAAAAAAGGAGAATATAGCAGATATGGTAACAGATTGGTGGGATGAGATACAATGGGATGAACAATTAGAAGATGCACTCTATTCTTACTTAGGATGTGGCAATATGTTCTTTGAACATGATCCAACATATAAACAATACATTGAAGTTCCTGTTACAACAATAGAAAGTATTGTAAGAGGTAAGAAAGGGGATGTTAAATATTTCTTACAACACGTTAATGATCAAGATATTAAATTAAGACCAAGTGAGGTAACACAATTCAAACTAACTAACGTATCAAGAGAGGCATTTGGTAGAGGATTACATCATTCAGTATTATCTACATATACAAACCCAGATACAGGAGATGTATATGATTCTCCTCTAATTCAGATGAAAAAGATGGAAGATGCTATGCCAAAGATATTTGAAGGTCATGCTGATCCAACAGTAATGTTCCACTTTGCTGATGCAGGGGAACAATTCATCAAGACTCAAGCAGATGCACTAAAGAAGATGAAACATGGATCAAAAATAGTTACAGATAAAGAATTTGATGTTAAAGTTATAGAGTCAAGTGGTAATAGTAAGTTTGAGGGTTACATTGAACATATTCAAAGAGATCTATTAGAGCCAGGATCTAAATTCCCACTCCAATTCTTCAACGCAGGCTTTACAGCTAGAGCAGCATCCGAAAGTACGGACTCTGTACTAACTAGAAAGGTTAAGAGAATACAGGCACGATTAGCTAACCAAATTAAGATTAAAATGGTTATACCATATCTTAAATCAAGAGGCAAGAACATCAAAGCAAAAGATATACAAATCTTCTTTGAAACACCTCAAAAACAAGAGGCAACCATAGCAGACGTTACAACATCATTTAGAGATAACCTTATCAAAAGATCAGAAGCAAGGAAATGGTTTATCGCAAATTCTAGTATTGATATTAACGAGAATGATATGAAGGATGAAGCACCTATCACATCAGTAACTCCAACTAACCAATTACAAGATACAAGAGAGCCAGAAAACACTTCCATTAAAGACAATGACACTAATGAAAAACTGTTAGAGATGGTCAACCTAAGAGAAGAACTAGATAGAGCAGAGAAGAGAAAGAATACTGAGGAAATATTGAATTTCATAAAGGGGTTAAAAAATGATTAGAATATACACAGATAAACAAGCAGATAATGTAATAGAATCCCTAGATCTAGGTAGAGTATCATTAGGAGAAACCATAAAGTATACAATGTTTATGAAAAACACAGATACTCAATGGCCAGTTCATAATATCAAAATAGAGAACGCAAATCCAGAATTAAGATTTGATATACCTGATATGCTAAAGGCAAATGAGGTAAAAGAGGTCTTTGTTTATTGGACTCCTAAACTAGACAGTAGAGAACCATTACTAACAAAGTTTGAATTTTCAGGCGACGTGTTCATAGGATAATGGCATTACTAACCGAAAGTGGGTTAGATTTAGAAACCGAAAGTGGGTTAGAATTAAACAGAGAATCATATGTTGCACCTATTCCTACTTCTGGTGGAAAGAAACTAATATCATTTCCACAGGTCCAACACATACAAGGAGCAATAAGGGTACGAGGAAATACAAGACTTCCACTAGACAAAGAAAAGATAGTCATAAGAGCAAGTGCATTTGAAAACACCATACATTCAATATCATACAAAGGAGTAGTTAATACAATCATAGAGGGAACCATAAAAGGTACAGGATCAAGAAATGTGAAATCAAAGGCTATGATAATAGGATCTAAATTAAATAATATAACAGAGTCAATCACAATCAAAGGTAAGAAAGATTACATTATATTAATTGATAAAATAAAACAAATTATATGACTCATTTAGAATTTTTAGCAGAAGTAAACAATACAAGTTTCGCTCAGAATATAGAATGGTTTTCAAATGATTTAAAATTATATCATAGACCAAAAAGAGTCAGAATGAACATAGGATTAAACGCTAGTAAAACAATACAAATCACATTTGATAGTGGTTCATCATGGACTGATTTTGCTAGTTCAAAAAAATTGGATTTTAAAGATGAAGTTACATTTGTAATATCTCCTGATGATTTAGTTAATTTTAGATGTACTGATGGATCTGGTGTAACTATCAATCATATGCACATATACTTTAAGGAATTTTAATTACTTCTCTATATCGCTTTCAACTGAAATTACTCATGGCAGAACGTATATCTGGTATTGCATTAATGCCTAGACAATCACGTAATGGTGTATATTATGACGTTGAGGAATTAAAGAAATTTGATGGTAAAACAGTACCACTAAGGGTAGAACATGACAAAGACACCCATATAGGTCAAGTCACATTTTCATTTGATGAAGAGAAGAGTCAGGTAAAATATGAAGCAACTGTATTTGACTCTGAATGGCAACATATACTAAACAATGAACAATATCAAGTATCAATAGGAGCATCAGTATTAGAACAAAGACATCTATGTGATGAAATGAAAGTCAAATGTCTTAATGCACCTGTATTAGATGAAATATTAGAATTATCAGTCGTTAGAACACCTGGAATACCAGAATCTACTTTACACGTTGTAGAGTCACATAACGCACAATATATTAAAATTTTAAATGAACAAGAAGTACCTGCTTCATTTGGTGGATTTATTGATCCTATCAGATTAAGACAGGAAATATCAGATAGCATTAAACAAAAGAATCCTGATTTAGAATCAGATGAGATAGATAGAAAATCAGGAGAATTACTAGGAACATTAGAAGTAGCATTTCTTAGACTAATACAACCACCAACACAAGTACAACCTACACCAGAACAGACAGATAATGTTGATAATACTTCCAATAAAGAAACTCCAATCAATCAAAACATGACAACCGAAATTTCTGAAAAGAAAGTAGAGGAAAAAGTCAAAGTAACCATTGAAACCGATGGCGAAGTAGAAGTAGGTAAAGCAGAAGCAAAAACTGAAACCACAGAAGCACCAAAAGAATGTCCTGACGGACAGAAATATGATGCTACACAAGACAAATGTGTGGAAAAAGAAAATGTTTCTGATAAAGTTGCCGAAAGAATTGAAAAATCCAATGCAGATACTCTCAAAGCAGTTATTGAAACTGTTCATGAGAACTGGAATCCTAAATCAGAAGTTGCAGAATCAACCAACGCAAGTTATGTTGAAGAAGCATTTACTGACGACCAAGCAACAGCTTTCATGGATAAACTCTTTGAAACTGGCTATAACAAATTGGTCCTTGAGAAAGAAGGATGGATTGAAACTCATTCATACCAAAAACAAACAGGTAATGGAGAGGTTCAAGAAGCCGTTTCTACATCAGGAACTATTCCAGGTGTAAAACAAGCATCAAACATTTCAATTCAGTTAGGTAGCAAAACTGCAATTCCTATTAGACAGTATGGTCAATTCCAAGCTGTTTCAACAGGACAAAATACAGCAAGATTCTACAGAATCACTGTACCAGATGCAGGAGCAATTACTGAAAGCCCAACTACCGACATCACAGCAGTTACTCACACCTTAACAGCAATCGACGTAACTTGTAGCATACGAGGCTGGAGACAAGTAGTAGAAAAAGCAAATCTTGAGGACTATCCTGCAAGTTTCCTTAACGCAATTAGAGAAACTGCAAGACTAGAAGCAATCAGAGATGAGCACAAACTAATTCTCCAAGACTTAGGTGCAACAGATCACGACTTTGGTGGTGTATCAACAGCTCCTTACCATATTGGTGGATCTGACGGTGCAGCAACTACAACAACCACAGAAGAAGATGCTGATGGGGAATTAGACGAAGATGGTCTAACATTTAGTAAAAGATACCTTGAAGAATTAGGTCAAGATACCAGCCCTGGTAACTTGGTCGCTTTCATCAGCCCAAGAGCTTTTGAAGCATTAATTTCTTCAACATCTTTATCCGAATATACCCAAATCGGAAATGCAGGTGTTACCAGACTCGGACAAATGGAGAGACTGTATGGTATTGACATAATCGTCACTAATGAACTTCTTTCAGCCAATAACGCATCAAGAAACCTTGTATGTGTTAAAGGTAAAGCATGGGGATTAGCCTCACAAAGAAAGATGGAAATTGAGTTCCAAAAAGATATTGCAGGACAATACTGGGATATTGTATGGACTCATAGAATTGGTGTAGATATCCTTGATCCAAATACATACGTAATTGTTTCTACTGTAAACGCATAGAACTTTACTTTATTTTTTTTACTTCTATTTATGCTAATTTCATACATTTTTATATGGATGTCGAAGCACGTATATTCGAGAAGCTAGACAAGATAGAAGCAAGAATAAATGATTTATGTATAAGACTATCTGCTATGGAAGCAGAATACAATTCACATATTGGAGACTTACAAAGACAACAAGATAGAAAATTAAAAAGGAGAGATTATACTTTAGTGATTATGGCATTAGGATTAACAACAGTAGAAGTTTTACGGACTCTAGGCGTAATATAGATAACAATAGTTATATACAGTAAGATAAAGGAATTTGATATGGCAGGAAATCTAAGGTACTTTGGATTAGGAGCTTATACAGGACTTATCGCTCTGTGGACAGCTATGGGACAAATCCCACTAGATCTAAATACAGCAATAGCTTTGCTTGCTCCAATAGCAGTAGTAGTTGGTGCAGACGTAGTAAAACACAGAGAAGATTAGATAGTATCTAAATACTATTTATTCTACCTTTTTTTTATGATCAACTATCATACTGAGCATATCAATAAACGTTTTGTCAATCAAACTATATTACATACATTAGCAAACTTATCAATTAGAGATTTATCAGGTTGGTTAAAGAAATGGGATATTCATGTATGGGATCTAAAAGATACTAATTCTCTATACTTTGGTCATATTAAAACAACAAGTGGCCAGAAGATAAACACAGATATGCCAAGTGGAGTAACAGGAAAATATAGAATGGATTTATATCTACATGACTCTACTAATACCTTCAAAGCAAGAGAGAATAGTGATAGGATTATGCACGAAACCTGTCATGCTATCCTAATAGGAACTCCTCATTTTGTATCTGGAGTACATGATAATATAAATAATAGATTTAAAGTAAACTTTTGGTATTGGAACAGGTTTAAATACAATAAATTCACTTTATCAATCATTGACATCAGAGCCTATCTTTAAAGTAGGAGTAGGAATAAACTACTTTGATGATCCTCAAGGATTAATAAAAATTTTTACCAACGACACTGTATATGACTATGTAGATAAATTCTATGTTATTGATGGTATTTATATAGGAAGAAATGACAAACAGGAATCTGATTCTGATTATCTAAATGACCTGAAAAACATTTATTCTAAAATACATATTGTTGATATGAATAATAAGACACAGATTCAAAAGAGAAACAAGTATTGGGAACTGGCAAAGAAAGACAAGATGGATTACATGATAATATGTGACTCTGATGAATACATGGATATTAAACCAGATAGACTTAACAATTCGTTACGAACTATACAAGATAGACCTGAAAAGTGTTATCCAGTAATGCAACATATGGTAGGTATCACAACCATGAGCAGGCCAAGATTATTCAAAGGACCATATACATACAAACATAAACAAAGTGAAAAGGAGAATACAATATCTCATGGTTCTCTATATGACAAAGATGATACGGAGATTATCAATCAAATGTATGCCTGGTTCAAAGATCATCCAAAAAGACAAATCAATAGTGATAATCAGTCAGGTGTAGATGGAATAGAGATGTGGCATGATAAGGAATTTAGAACTAAGGAAAGAATCATAGCAGATAGAGTGTACTATGATGATACGCCTAATAGATAAAAAAAGGGGTTATAATCCCATATTGTGTATGATATAATCAAATTCTTTCTCAAAGGATTTATCTTCTACTTCCTTATTTACGGTTACATTACCGTAATTTGAGGTACTAATTTGTATCAAATTCTCTAAATATTTGTTAGATTGCCTAAACCACTCCAAACCTGAGTCAATGAAAAAAATTTGTGACATAAATACTTCTATTGTTTAAAGTCTATATAACTATGATTATGACAAAGTACGGATCAACGGATGAAATTGAGAAATTGGCATGGGGAGGAACTAAATCCAGTACACCAGCAACAGTAACGTCAGTTCAGAATACGATAACAGATATAATCAATTTAGTATTAAATAGAAATAGTGATTTTTCAACTGTACCTACTGCCATTGACTCAATAGCCAATTTAGCAGGTTCAGAGATATTAAGAAATTTAGGTAGTAGAACATCATTAACTACAATGCAGATTTATGATATGGTAAAAGTATTACTCGGATCTTATATGAATCAAGCACCTGAAGATCAATCAAGATGGGGTAATGTCTGGTACACGTAATGACAATCACATTTACAAATTTATCAGGTGCTAGAGAAAACCTTGATAAAACAATAGCAGATTTAATATCTGACAACTGGACAGCAAGTAACATTACAGGTAGTATTACACCATACTTTGCAGCAGATACAAATGAACCAGACCAATTAGCAAGATCTGATGGATCTTTTGTAAATGAAATTAGAGTTAATTATTCAAACAGAATGAAATATGATGGAGAGGATTTTGAAGTTAATGGAGATGATAAACACGCATGGGTTTGTACTTGTTTCATAGAGATTCAAGGAGAATCACTACAAGTTCTATTAGATATGGAAGATGAGGTTCAAAGAATATTATGGGAGAATAGGCCAAATGGATCAACTAGATTAAACAAGAGTGATGGAGCAGCATCAGAAGTATCTTTCTTTGAAGATGCAGAACCCGAATTTGAACGATTGGAACCTGATGATGAGGTTGACCAGACACCTACTTCTCAAGCAGAACTAAAGATGATTTACTTTAAGATTAAAACTTGATTACTTCTTTATATCAAATTTTTACAAGACTAAACTATGGCAGTTTCAGCACACAACGTTACAACTAATCGAGATATAGTAAAAGAATTACAATTCGTAACTGAGGGAGATTCTGTTAGTAATGCAGCATTATACGGAGCAACACCATCTTCATCAACATTTGCTCTAGTAGGTAATAATACAGAAATTAACATTCAACCAGATGTTCAACATATGGATGTCTCAGTATTAG